TCTACCCATAGTTTGAGGTTCTAATGACTGATTAGCACCCATTTCATCTAAATTTTTAAGTAATATTTGATTATTTTCATTTTCTATTTGTGCTAATCTTTGTGCATTAGGGTCATCACTATTAGCACCTAATTTTGACATATTTTTTTCTTTAGTAATTTTAGCAGGGTCTAAAGTTACAGTGCCTTGTTTTGGTGTAGCACCTGTAATCCTATAATCAACTAATCTTTTTAATGCTTCTGGAGATATGTTTTCATTTATTTTTAATGCTTCATCTATATCTCTTTTTATTTGTGTTAAAACACCTTCAGACAAATCTTCTATTTTTATACTGTTATTTGTAAGCACTTCTTCTAATACATTGTTTGTAGCTTGGCTTTGATTGATAGATTGTTTTGCTGTAGTAAATTTTTTGTATAAAGCTGATGCAGGTTTAACGACTGTTTTTTCAAATGCTTTTGGTGCTACTAATGCAGCAGGTAATCCTACAGCTAATTGTGCTCCAGTACCACCACCCATTTCTTCTACACCTTGCATTGCTGCACCTGAACTTGTTGCAGCTACCCCTTGTTTACCTATAGATTCGGTCAATAGATTTTTAGTAGCTTGTCCTGTTTTAGATGTTGGCATTGCATATTTTAAAGCACCTGCAGGAGTTGCTACAGAAGTCAGAAACTTACTACCTTCACCAACTATTCTTTCTGTTGGTGTTTCTGGATTAGGCAATCCTGCCATATCAGATAGTTTTTTACCAATAGACATTTCAGGTATTCTGTAGTCAGAGCCAACAGCTTCAGAAGCCATATTAATACCACCCCTAACTGGTGTTGCTAATAAGTCTAGTATTGAGCCACCACCCTCTAAAGCATATCTTCCTGTTAAACCTGCCTGTCTAGCTAATTCATCAGGAACAGACCTTTTTGGTTTTTGTGGTTCTTCACCTAATAAAACAGCACCTTCTGGCAATTCTAACTCGTCCAATAAAACTGCACCTTTTGGTAATTCTAATCCCATTAATATCTCCTATTGAACAAAGGGTTTTCCAGTTGATTCAACAATCCATTGACCACTCTTTAAATCTTCAACAATAACTTGACTAACTCCATTGACATTAACTGTCGCCCTTCTTGCTTTTGGTTTTGTAGTAGTATCTTTTTTTACTGTTTTTTTAGTTGTTAATTGTGTTTTTAATTCTTCTGCTTTTTTCATAGCTTCTGGGTCTTGACCTGCTGCTGCTTTCATAGTGGCTATAGCAACTTGTCTATTTTCTGACTTTTGTTGTCTTACTGCTTTACTATCATTAACTTCTGGGAAATATTGTGCTTGTGCATTTGTAAATTCATGTTCTGCAATAGCAGCACCAGATTCATTTCTTAACACAGCGTTAATAAAATCTCTCATAGATTGAGACGCTAATTGGTCTTCATCACTAGCAAATAAATTAGCACCTGCTCCTAAAAGTTCTCCAACTACCCATGTTTTTTCTGCATTTCTTTTTGAAGCAATAAAAGAAGGACTGTAAGTTGGCTCACCATTTTCATCAAACAAACTTTCAAAGTTTGCATTAGATGTTTCCATTCTGTTTCCAAACATAAATGCTTTAGATTGAGCTTCTGTTAATCCCTTGCCTTTTGGAGTTAAATTACCTGTGTATGGTTTTCCATCTGTTCCTACTGCTGATAATCCTTGTTGCATCCCTTTTGGTGTTGGTAAATATGCAAAATCACCATTTTTTAACTCTTGAGGTTTATTTGAGTAAAGTCCTGTATTATCAACTTTTTTAGTTCCTTTTCTTATTAAATCTTGAGTGCCATCTGGGTTTATTTTATACAAATCATCTTGTTGTGAAAACGCTTTAAATTCTGCAACGGGTTTTGGTTTGTTTAGAATTTCAAATACTTTTTCTGGTTTAGAGAAAACAGCAGCTCTTAATACAGGATTATTTTTAACTCTAGGGTCATTTAATAATTGATTTTCTAATTCTTTAGTTCTTTTTTGATTTTCTAAATTTATTTTTTGATTTTCTAAATTTAATTTATTTTCTGCAATTTGTGTGTCCATTGCGTATTGGTTTGGTAAGTTTGTAAATGGCACTTGAGCTGCTTGATTAGCATTTAAAAATGCTTTAGCAAGGTAGGGTGTTGAATCTCCATATCCTTGATTTTTAGGTTGTGCAAGATAACTAGCAAGACCAGTAATAAGACCTGAACCAATAGATTGTTTGTTAGCTCTTTCTACTGCTTCTTTTGTAATAAGTTTGTTGTTTAATAAACTTTGTACTTGTCCATTTGGAGCAGCTCCAAAAATGTTCATGTTTCCAAAGTAATCAAATAATCCGTTTGCCATTGTTTTCCCCTATGCTCTTGATATATAATTTCCACCAATGCCTTGATTGCCTTGTGGCAAATTACCTCTCATTACATTAGCTTGTTGTATTTCTAGTCTTTTTCTTTGTTCTGGTGTTAAAGCATTTATTCCCATACCCATTGCCATTTCATTCATAACTGCGTTTGATGGTGCATAATCAGATACTTTAAAATTGTCTAGCAATCCATATTCATATCCACCACCACCTTCATTTGTTCCTGCTATTGGTGTAAAGTTAGGTTGATAGTTTAATTGGTCTGGAGTTAAGGTAGGGTCATAACCACCATTTGTAAATAAATCAGGATTGTCTAAACCAATTGTTTGTGTAGAACCTAAATTGTCAGCAGTCATCATACTTAAATCACCTGTGTAAACATCTGTAGGAGATACTGGTGCATTATATGCAGAGTCCATTAATAAGTTAGGTGTGTTTTCTGGAGTTACTACACTTCCAAATTGTGGTACTCCAACTGATGCAAATGTAGGTGTTGCTCCTAATAAACCTTGTCCTGATAATGTATTCATACCACCTTGACCTAATGCTGTACCTGCATTTACCCCTGTTGCTGCTGTATTTGCTACACTACTACCTAAATCAAATCCCATGTTATCAAACCCAAATCCAGAGCCAAATCCTTCAGTACCACCAAACATACCACCACTTGCACCACCAACTGCTGCTCCCATTAGTGGGTCTTTACCCATAGCTAAAGAAGTTAATGCACCCATTCCCATTCCTACTAATACTGGAGCTCCCATTATTTACCTCCACCTGATGAAGTTGTAGTTGTATTAACTGGAGCTGGTGCACCATATGCAGCCGATAAATAAGAAGATAATTTGTTGTAAGGTTTATTTTCACCAAACTCAAATCTTGCTATATCTGCATTTAAAGCATCTTTAGCATACTGCTCCTCTGTTTGACCTATTTTAGCTAATTGATTTATGTCTTGATAATCTGCTGCTGCCATTTGTGGAGCTGATGCAATAGCTGCATCTTGTCTAGCTCTTTCTGCACCAAAGTTACTGTAAGCTAATTCTGCTGCTCTGTTAGTTAAAGAGTTTGCTAGGTTTTCTGTTGCTTGTGATTCCATTTCGCCCATAGCACCTGAACCATATCTACCTGATGCTGCTGTTCTGCTACCAATATCTCTAATAGCTTTATTAAATTCATTTACAGCAGGAGTTGCTGCACTTGCCATCATTGCAGAAAAATATGGATTACCTGCTGATAATCTGTCACCACTAATTGTGCTTAACTGTTGTGCTTGAGCTGCTGGTACTAATGGACTACCAGTTCTTGCTCTGTCACCTGCTAAACCTAATGCTTCTGTTGTAGTTTCTGATGCTGGAACATAAGTTGCATCTGGGTAATATTCTGGGGAATCAGCTTTGTATAAATTTTTAGCTTCTCCTAATCCATAGGTTATGTATGGCAATATAGCAGGGTCAATATTTTGATTAGTAGTTTGTGTTTGACCACCACCACCGCCTTTATATTCACGCAACCCAGTAACAGGGTTAATTGTGCCTGAACCTCCATGTGCTTTTAGAAGATTAGCTTCCCATGTATTAACATGAGCAAGTTCAGTATCTCCCTCTCTACCTAGTTTGCCTAAATCTTTAGCTAACCAGTTATATAACCATATTTTTAACTTAATCATTCTAGTTTCAACTCCATTAATTGATATTTTTTTTCGTAACCATATAGCCTGTTCCATAATCTAGCTATACTCTCAAATTTAGTAGACCCCTGTATTGCTGTACCACCACTTTGTTTGACCCAAGTTTTAAATTGTTCAAACCCTGCTTTGGTGTTTTTACCACCTATATAAGTTATATAAGCCACCCTGTCGTTAGGATAGTTAATCCATTGAACAGTGAGTGCTACATAACACTTATCTTCTTTCATTACTAATAGTAATTGTTGCTGACCTTGTGTAACTAGCAGTTTTAACTGACCTGCTGTAAATTCGTTGTTACCTTTGTCTAATGCTTTTTGTAATAAAGGTTCTGCAAGATACCAAAATCTTTGCACTTGATTCGTAGGCACTACATAGAGTTTCATAGAATTTATCCAACAATGATATAATCCAATTCTACATCACTATGTCCATGATTTCTATGACCTATTACAAAACTGCCTTTGGCTTTTGTTTTGATATAAATGTGGTCTGTCTCTCCTGCTGCATTTGCAGTTCTTGGTGAAAATACAATAACAGAATCAAAACCTGCTCTTTCATTATTAACTGTGGTTTCTGTTACTGATGTTGCTAAAGTAAAAGTACCACTATTGTTGGTCTTGCCATTCATAGCGTTGTTTACTACTTCAGATACTAATCTAGGGTCACCACCTTGATAAGGAAGTGTACGATACATTCTAGGCATTATCTATTGCCTTGTGGTTTTATATCTACATCTACTGCCATAGCTGTTGTCCAGCTACCTGTAGGCTGCACATTAAATCTATGATACCTACCTGCACTCCTTAAACTACACCTACCCTCTGTTGTAGCAGGAACAAATGCACTAAATCCAATAGTATCATCTAACTCTCTACGACTAGCTACGGCAACCTGTGCTGTGCCATTGTCTATTTGTGGTCTGGCTAGTGTAGCTACAGAGTTATAGCCAACTTCTACATCCGTTGTAATTAATTGTGGTGTTATAGATTCGCCTGTAAATACTGCAATTTTGTCTTGTTTTGCACCTGCAAATAAAAACTTACCTCCAATAAACAATCTGGAATCTAGTGATGCAGGCATAGTATCTATATCTGTATAACCTAAAATAGATTCTAAAGTTTCTAATGTCTCTCCTAATGTAGCAATAGTGCCTACAACATCTGATGTGGTTTCAGCTCTTGACCATTTTCCTAACTGCCAATTATAAATAATTATTCTTCTGTTACCATCTACATCTGCGTAATTCCATACGACAAGATTTTTAACTGGGTCTATAGCAACACTTATTGTATTTATTTGTGTTAAATCTACTCTACTAAAAAACCATCTATCTACTTTTTCTAATCCTATGTTTGTTACTGTTTGTCCATCTGTAGAATAAAATCCATCATCTGCTATAAAGAAAGTAATGTTTCCATACCTAGCAACAGAGTTACCTTCTAAACAACCTAATCCACTTGAGATAGCATCAAATTGCCAAAAAAGAGGGCTACCTACATAAGAACATCTGACTATAGATTTTTCTAACAACACAACACCAAACTCACCACCTGTTATTGCTTGAACATTACCACCATCAGCAATTATTTGAAAATCACTTTGACTTGTAGCACCAGATACCCAATCAGTTTCATCATTAATATCTGACCATTGTACTTTGTCTGGTTCTGTTCCACCTAGCAAATTTCCTGCAAAAACAAAATCACGAATTACTGCAATGTCTTTAGCTATAGGAGCTGCTGCTGCTACATCTGCAAATGCAGTAGATACACCAATAGTCCATACTTGAATTTTATTGTTGTCGTTACAAGC